TGAGCAGGATGCGGCCAAGCGCCGCATCCTGCACCGGGAGCTGTGGGCTGCGGAGCCGATGACGCCGTGGGAGCGGTTCACGGGCGAGGAGGTGCTGGCATGAGCGACCTGCAGCTCTCCGGAGCGAAGCATCTGTATCCGCGCGAGGTGGATTTGAAGGGCAACGTGATGCACTCGCGGTATTGCAAGCGGACGCCGCGGCGGTACGACTACGACTGCGAACGGTGCCTGCAGCTGATCGCAGGGGCGAAGCCCAGGCAGGGCTGGCAACGGGACTACGTGCGGCGGAAGCTGCGGGAGGCGCAGCGCGGGTTCCAGTTTTGAGCGGCCGGTACCCAGGTTGATCCGGATCGGCCCGGTCTGGGTGCGGGTAAATGTCAAGGAATAAAAAGGGGATTTATATATTTGAGTCCCTTTTCTGCTTGACAGGTAATCACCGCTCAAGTATATTTATCTTCAGTGGCAGCTAGCCACCGGAGAAACAAAATGCAGATCTACGGTAAGGTCAGGCGCGAAACGGAAAAGGCCATCTTGTTCAACATCTACGATCAAACGAACGAACTTCCCGAGGCGTTTCACGGGAAGGAGCTTTGGTTCCCTCTATCGCAGTGCCTAGGCGGAGCGCAGCGTCATACGGACGGCCTTCGCGGGGACGCGATCTTCGCTCCGCAGTACATTCGTGTTTCCGATTTCGTCCTTTTGCTGAAAGCTAAAGACTTAGGATGCTACGACGAGCTGAAAGCTAAGTTCGACACCGAGGCTGCCGCCCGTAAGGCTGCAGAAGATGAACAGGCGGCCGAAGTCGCCGAATATCTCGCGAACGAGACGGCGGACGATCTTCGCCGTTCGATCCAAAATATGCAAAATTCGATTGACGATCTCACCGCCGAAATCAATCGAACCGGTCGCTTTGCTGCATGGGGACCGCTGAGCAAAAGCCAGATCGAACGCCGCCGCAAGACGATGCGTGGCTACGAAAAGAACATGGCTTCCTACGTGGCTCGTTTGGCCGCGAAGGGGGCCACCGATGCCGCGTAAACCTAAACTGATCGCTGGCCCACCAGCCGCTCGGCCTTGGACGGCGGCGGAGCTGGCCACACTTCGCCGCAAGTTTCCCGTTACCACGAACCGTGACCTCGCCGAGCTGCTGCAACGTGGGATCAAGTCGATCATCTGGCAGGGTGCAAAACTCGGGCTACTAAAGTCTCTCGAGCACCGCTCTGAGCAGTCGCGCCAAACGGCACTGGCCAATCCGCAGGACATGGTCGCCCTAGGATCACTCGGCGGCCAGATGGGCGGCAAAGCACGGGCTAAGGCGCTCAAACCCGCTGCTCGAAAAAAGATAGCGAAAGCTGCAATCGCAGCTCGTTGGGTAAAAAGGGATTCAAATATATAAGTCCCCAACTTATACCCCAAGGAGTGCGAAATCCTCGGCTGCGCGGCCGTTGTTGAAATGCCGCGAGGCTTCGTTCAGTTGATCTTCGTCGATGTCGACGTCCATGATCGCTTCGGCTTTTTGCAAATCGTACTCCGCCGCCTCGATAGCGAGCGACGCGGCCCAACGGCGGCGGTTTTCAATTTCGCGCTGCGAGGTGTACCACTTAGCCGCCTGACCACAGTCGTCGATTTGTTTTTTATCCCCCTGACGATGCAGGAGGGGTACCGCGAAGGTTGTACCTGGGGCAAAATAACTTGCGCCGTTGGTTACAAGAGAGTTAGAGTCGGGATGCAGCCTCGGTGGGGGCTAGCGTGTGTGGGTAGCAGCACAACGTAAATGAGTGGACCCGGAACATCGGACAATCATGGCCTCACTCGGAGCAGGCCTCGGATGGATGATCCGGTGCGTCTGAAGGCCGCTCGAAGCAACGACAATCACTGGACGACCTGCCCCGCTCCCAGAGCGGGTTTTCTGTTTTGGGAGTGCTATGCCAAGGAAACATTGCCGCAGCCGGGTGCGATCTCGGAAGAAGCTGGTGCTGACGCCGTACACGAGGATGGTGGCGTACTTCGCGTATGAGCAGGGCTCGTACCGGTGGCGGGAGTGGAGCTTCCGCACGATCTCCCAGCGGGAGGCGTGGAACCTGGTGGCGGCGGGCGAGGCGGAGGTGATTACCCGCATGAAGGACGGCGAGGTGCAGGTGGTGGGGTATCGGGCGACGAAGCCGACGAGCTGGCAGCGGCCGAGTCCGGCGACGCTGACGGCTGGGACGCTGAAGGCGGTGGGCAATGCGGTGGGCAAGAAAGAGGACCTCGCACTGACCAGGCGCGAGCGGGACGAGATCTTCAAATTTAAGGTGTGGGCGCTGATCGGCGACGACAAAGCAGTTTGTGTCCGGCCGCGGATCTCCGCCAGGGAGCGGCGCGAGGCGGAGAAGCTGCTGGGCCCGTTGCGCTGCGCGGTCGTCTCCGGGATGCTGGACGCGTCCGGACGTGCTTCGCACCGTGTTTGAGGCTGCGCGGGAAAGGCATCCAAACCGGCTTCCATTCCACGGGGTGCTGACGTTTGTGGATGTGGCCAGCGACAAGCCCCCGGCCGGAGCGTGCGGGCATCGCGTGATTCTGACGCGACGGGCGGCCGAGGCGGCGCTGCCGGATCTGCTGGGCATGGGCGTGAACTATAAGCCCGGCTGGGATGGGCACGATCCGCAACGGAAGTTCGGGATCATCACCTCGGCGGAGCTGGTGAGCAACGCGCTGCGAGTGAGCGGGTACATGTTTGCGCGAGACTTCCCTGAGCTGGAGGCGACGCTGAACGGGTCGAGCGAGGAGCGGTCCTACGGGATGAGCTACGAGCTGGAAGACGCGCATGTAGCGGATATGCGGGCCAGCGTCTGGACGCTGACGCGAGTGACGTTTATGGGAGCGAGTGTGTTGCTGAAGCAGAAGGCCGCGTACCGGGCGACGAGCTTCTATGCAATCCGATCGATCGCGCGGTGACACAGAGGACAAGTAAGAAGGTGCCGACGAAGACGAAGAAGCAGGCGAAGAAACAGGCCGCGAAGAAGGTGCCGAAGAAGGCGGCGGCCAGGCCAGCCGCGAAGCTCCCGGCCAGCCAAGATCCTGCGTTTGATGCGCTGCCGCTGAAGCAGCGGGTGTTTGTGGCGCAGTACCTGGCCAACGGCTTCAACGCGACCCGGGCGGCGATCGCGGCGGGGTATGCGAAGGCCAACGCCGACACCCAGGGCAGCCGCCTGCTGGCGAACCCGAAGGTTGCGGCGATTCTGGCGCGGCGCACGCAGGAGAAGCTGAAGAAGATCGACATCACGGCGGATATGGTGCTGCAGGAGATCGCGAAGCTGGCGTTTCTCGATCCGCGCAAGTTGTTTACCGGGGATGGGCAGCTGATCCCGATCACACAGCTGGACGACCACACGGCGGCGTCGATCGCGGGCCTTGAGATCACCGAGATGTACGAGGATCACGAGGCAGTGGGGCGGCTGAAGAAGATCAAGATCGCGGACAAGGCCCGCAGCCTGGAGATGCTGGGACGCTACCTGAAGCTGTTCACCGAGAAGGTGGAGCATTCCGGCAGCCTGGGCGTGCAGCTGATCACCAGCGTGCCGCGTCCGCAACGCAAGGCTTTACCTAAATGAAGACCGGCGTTGAGCGGTTCGCGGAGGACTTCCACGAGAGGATGCTGCGAATCGACTTTCGGGACCGGTACGACCCGTACCCGAAGCAGCGGTTGTTCCATGCGTCGTTAGCCCCGCATAACTTCCTGGGCGGGGCGGCGGGTCCGGGGAAGACGGCCTGCGGGATCGTCGAGCACATGGTCTCGAACAGCGAGTTCAATTTGGACGAAGCGCCGCATGTGCATACGCTGATGCTGCGGCGGACCTATCCGCAGCTGGAGTCGACGCTGTTGACGCGCTTTCGGGAGCTGATCCCGAAGGAGCTGTACAGCCGGTTCAGCGAGAGCACGGGGCGGCCGGAGGTGACCTGGCTGAACGGATCCACCACGGTCTTTGGCAGCATGCAGTACGAGAACGACGTGTACAAGTGGCAGGGGCAGTGGCGGAAGATTTTCTACGACGAGCTCTGTGACTTCACCTTCAAGCAGTGGAACGGGATCAGCGCGTGGAACCGCTGCCCGGTGGACCCGTATCCGACGAAGGACGGGGCCGGAAACCCGATCGGGGTGGGTGCGATCTGGGTGCGGGCGTTGTTTGTGGATCACCGGCCGTGCGAGGAGATGGACGAGCACCAGCGGGCGCATTACCAGGCGAAGGACTATGCCTATTTCCCGTGCACGTACCTGGATAACCCGATCTTCGCGAACGACAAGCAGTTTCTGAAAAATTTGGAGGCCTACCCCAAGGCGATCCGGGATGCGATGAAGTACGGCAAGTGGGATGTGGTCGGCGGCTACTTTATGGGCGCGTACGACCCGGCCGAGAACGAGTGCGAGCCGTTTGAATGTCAGCCGCAGAGCTGGCACCGGCGGTGGATCTCGGGGGACTGGGGCTTCGAGCATTGGTCGGCGATCTACTGGCATTATATGGACGACTTCGGGATCGTCCGGACGTACAAGGAGGTGCTGGTCAAGCACCATGACCCGGAGATGCTGGCGGAGATGATCATCCGCGAGTCGACCGACGAAAACGGCACGATGCCAACCTTTCAATCGTTCCCGTTCTCGCACGACGCGTTCGCCAACCAGACGACGAAGAGCTACGGGGCGAACCCGAACTCGGTGGCGCTGCGCATGGCGCGGGTGATGAAGGAGTATGCGTTGCCTATGCCGTTCAACGCGGGCGCAGACAAGGTAGGGCGCGAGCAGACCATGTACAACATGCTGCGGCGCACGGTGAGGGTGGGGAAGATGCCGGACGGGCAGCCGATCGAGCGGCGCAACTGGATGATCTCGAAGGCCTGCCCGCGACTGATCGAGTGCCTGAAGATCGCGCCCCGGGACGACGTAGACAAGGAAAAGATCGCGGAGTTCGAGGGCGACGATCCGCTGCAGGGCGCGGGGTACGGGATCTATCACATCCTGGGGAACCCGGGAAAGAAGCCGCGCGAGCAGCTGCTGAAGGAAGAGATCGAAGCCGCTCCGGACGAGCGCAGCAAGCACTGGATCCGGCTGCGAGAGACGGAACGGCGCAACCAGGCGAGGCAGCCTAAGAACTGGTGGGACTAGCACTTTTTGCGGTATTGGACGCGCGTTGCGCGTGGGGGGACGGGGTTATGACGATGCAACGGTGGTTGATGGGGGTGTTGGGCATCGATGCCATGGCAGACACGCTGGGAGTTCGCATCTATTCGCTGCAGAGCACAGTGGAGCGGTGCACGCGGAAGGGCAACGAGCTGGCGAGCGAGATGGCGGGTTTTTGCCGTAAGCAGGTGGATGTGATCACCGACCTGGCCGGTGCGCAGGACCACATGGCGACGTGCTTGATGCCGCTGCCGGAGACGTTGCTGGCGCTGGGGCAGGCGCAGGAGAAACTTCGCGAGCTGGTGCACCACAACGAGGCGATGACGGAAGAGAAGCTGAACAGCGTGCAGGAGACGCTGGACCGCATTTTGACGCTGCTGGAGCCGCAGGCGGAGCGGCTGAAGAAGCCGAAGCCGGTGGCGGCGGTACCGGACTGGGACGATGTACAACGCAGGAATTTAGCGACGTTTGAGGAGAAGACCGATGGCTAGCCCCTTTGTAGGGAAAGATGGTTCGCGGCACACCAACCACGACAGCATGAAGCGGGCGGATGCTCGCTTTGGCGCGAAGCAGCCGCAGAAGAAGATGCCGGCGGGCGACGGGTACAACGCCGGAGCCGAGCAGCAGGCCGGGATGCAGGATGAGGGCAGCGACAACCAGGACGGCGCGGCGATGGCAGCCGAGCACGGCCCGGCAACGTCGATCGAGATCCAGCACGACCATGAGGGCGGGGTCCACACGGTGCACGCCGAGCACCCGGACGGGCACGTGCACGACAGCGAGCATGGCTCCGCGGGCGAGGCACACCAGTACGCCGCGGACTGCGCCGGCGTCGGAAGCGGCGGTGCGATGTGAGCACTCCCTACCGTGTTAGCCCGCCGATGCCTCGCCCGATCCGGTTTGTGCTGCTGGCGGCGGCGATGGCGCTGCTGAGCGGCCTGCTGTGGAGCTGCGCTCCGCAGCCGAGCTATGCGCAGGCGGCGGTGCAACCGGCCGCGAGCCCGGAGCTCCCGTTCACCGTGCAGGTGGCGATCAACGCGCTGGGCCAGCAGCTGCAGCAGAACCGGCAGGAGCACGATGCCCTGGTGGAGGCGCTGCACAAGATCGAAGCCGAGTATGCGCACGACCATCCTGGCTACCACTACGACGAAGAGACGGGCAAGCCGGTGGCGAACGTTGTGCCGAAGCCTGGCGCGCCGGCGGAGAAGAAGTAAGCATGCTGAGCCATCTTCCCCAGGCCGCGCCGGACGCGAAGGCGGTGGTGCGCTGGAATCCGACGGTGAAGCGCTACCAGCTGGTGGTGGGAAGCCGGGTGTTGGCCGAGATCTCGCGGCTGGGCATGTCGCTGAGAAGCGAGCGAGCGAAGTTCCGGGCGTCGGCGGTGGCGGTGAACGAGGTGATCCGGTTGAAGCGACCGAATGCGGAGGGGCAGGCATGAAGACAGAACACGTAAGCCTCGGCCGCAAGGGGTCGTTCGACGTGAAGAAGGGTGCGCTGCACAAGGACCTGGGCATTCCGCTGGGCGAGACGATTCCGGACGAGCGGCTGAAAGAGGCCGAGCACTCGAAGGACCCGCAGGTGCGCCGGCGGGCGATCTCGGCCGAGGGATTCAAGCATATGAGGCGTGGGTGATGCACAAGCTGTATGGACGAATGGCGGAGCTGGCGACGATGAACGAGTTTCAGTTGCATGCGCTGGTGAACTACATCGTGGGCTGGTATGACGCGCAGGGGATGACACTTGGCCAGGCCTGAGAAGAACCTGCTGGAGCCGCTGCCCGACGATCCGGAGCACGTTCCCGGGCGGTACGCGGCGATCGACGTCTCGCCGGAGCCGATGTTCGGGCCGGACCAGCTGGGCGACCTGGTCAGGGACATCGAGACACTGACGGACTCGGCGAACCGGACCGACTCCAGCTCGCGGATCTTCGAGATCCTGCAGCGGTGGGAGGCGCGGCTGTTCTCGCGCGGGTACCAGTTCCTGACCAGCAGCAAGAACGGGCTGGGACTGTATGGCGGTGACGGATCCGCGACGCCGTCGTCGATCATGGCGGCGAACAACGCGATGAAGCTGTTCCCGGTGAACGTGTACGGGGCGCGGGAGGACAAGATTGTGACGGCGGGCAGCCGTGAGGTTCCGGACCTGAAGTTCGGGCCGAAGGATGAGGACAACCCGAGCGACCAGTCGGACGCGGACGAGAGCAACAACTATCTGAAGATCTGGCTGATCGACTCCGGGATCAAAGGGGTGGTGGCGCGGATCTGGCGCTACTTCTACACGGACGAGACGGCGATCCTGTGGACGCGGTCGGTGGCGGACCAGCAGCGCTGGGGCACCGAGATTGCGGAGAAGGACGACGTCTACGGGGCGGGCGAGGATGACGGGGTGACGCCGGAGACGGAGCTCGAGGGCGGGACGGGCGGGGGGAGCGGAGAGGACGGGAATGAGCCCGAGACGGCCGACGATGACTCCGAGATGCCCGCGATCTGCGAGCTGACGACGGCGCACGGGGTGCTTGAGAGCAAGCGGCCGATCTATGCGGATGACATCAGCGGCATGGGCTATTTGCGCCTGGCGTGGGAAGAGGACGTCGACATCCTGAAGGAGCGGTATCCGTGGATTCAGGACAAGATCGAGGCGGGCCAGAGCTGCGCGGGCTCGAGCGACCAGTACGACCGCATGGCGCGGATCAACGTGCGGCTGGCGGTGCAGAGCTCGACGGCCTCGGGTGAGACGTTCCTGAGCGATGCGACCGAGACCCACACCTGGTACCGGCCGAGCAAGTACCGGATGATCAAGGACAAGACGCGGCGGCAGACGTTCTACGACAACTTCCCCAAAGGGCTGCGGGTGACGCATGCAGGTTCGGAGCTGGCGTTTGTGCGAAACGAGAGCATGGACGATCACCTGGCGATCGTGCACTCCAAGGAAGGCGACGGCCAGAACAGGCGGCCGATCGGTGGGAACTACCTGCCGCTGCAGAAGATCCTGAACCAGCACATCGGCCTGGTGGTGCGCTACTTCGTCGCGTGCATTCCGCGACGGTTCGTCGATACCTCGGTGCTGGACGTGGACGCGATCAACCAGCAGTCGAACGACCCGAAGAACATTACGGGGGTGCAGCTGGGGGCGGGGCAGACGATCGACCAGGTGACGGGGATCGAGAAGGTGCCGCAGCCGACGACCGGGCTGATGGAGTTTGTGCAGTGGCTGGTCTCCGGAGCTCCGGAGGTGATGGACGGGGCGACGCCGGCGATGTTCGGCGGCAGCGATACCGGGACGGTGGGCGAGGCGGAGCTGAACAGCGACCAGGCGCGCGGGGTGTACTCCGGGGCGTGGGCGCAGACCTGCTACGGGCTGGCGACGGCCGCGACCCAGGCGGCGAAGTGCGCGGCGGTGAACCGCAAGACGGACATTCGCAGCCGGACGCCGGGGCAGAGCAAGCTGCAGGCGCAGCTGAAGAATCTGAAGGGCAGAGCGATGTGCTACCCGGCCTCGCTGGAGCTGCCGGCGACGCTGGCCGAGCAGGAGGCGAAGATGGCCTCGCTGGTGGAGCAGAGCGCCAACGTGGAGCTGTACAAGGCGATTGTGAGCGACCCGGAGAACCTGCCGTACATGTCGCGGATGCCGATCCTGAGCAAGCTGAGGATTCCGGGGCTGGACGCGGTGGAGAAGCAGCAGGGCGAGTTCGATCTGCTGCTGGAGACCGGGCCGGTGCAGAATCCGGAGCTGCTGCAGGCGCAGCAGACGATTCAGCAGCTGACGGAGCTGCAGCAGCGGGCCGCAGCGGACCCCGAGGCGCAGACGCCGGAGGGGCAGCAGGCGCTAGCGCAGATCTCGCAGCAGCTGCAGGCGCTGCAACAGCAGGTGACGACGCTGCCGCCGCTGGTCTCGACTGTGCCGGTGGCGCAGGACGGCAGCGAGAACCACATGATCGAGGCAGCGATCACGCTGGGCAAGATGAACAGCCCGGAGGGCCGGAAGCTGAAGCATGGGGATCCGGACCAGCAGCAGAAGTTCCAGAACCTGAAGCTGCACTGGAGCGAGCATGCGGCGATGGCCAAGAAGCTGACGCCGGTACCGCCGCTGCTGCCCAAGGTCTCGGTGACGGCCGCGCTGGACAAGGCGCCGCCGGAGGTTCAGTCGCAGGGCTGGGCCGCGCTGGGGATCCAGGCCGGGCCGGATGTGTTTACCAGCCAGGACCAGCTGGTGCCGCACGAGGTGACCGTCGAGAAGGAAGGCGTCGACGCCAACGGGGTTCCGGTGAAACAGAAGATCAGCACGGTGAACCCGGGCGGAAAGCTCAACTAGCAAAGGCTGAGGAGACAGAGACATGGAACTGGAAGTACTCGATCAAGCGGCACCGGGCGTAATTGCAACGTTGTGGGCGGAGGGTGAGGACGGCGGTGCGGCGCTGATGGATGTCGGTGATGGGGCCGATCTCGGCGACAGCGGCGGTGACGACGACGTTGACGTCGACCTGGGCGACACGGGCGGCGGCGAAGACGACCAGGAGCTCGATGAGCACGGCAACCCGAAGGTGGAAGAGAAGATCGACGGGCGGCGGGGCTCGAAGGAGTATCGCGACGCGCTGAAGGCCTGGGAGGCCACTCCGGAAGGCGCGAAGTTCGCGAAGACGGCGAAGTCCGACCACTTCCGCGTGCAGGAGATCACGGCGATCGAGCCGGGCGGCGTGACGGCGATGCGCGAGAAGTACGCGTTGCTTGAGAGTGTGGGCGGCCCCGAGGCCATCACCAGCATGCAGGAGCGGATCGCCGAGACGGATGCGGTGGACGCGGCACTGGCGGCGGGCGACCCGAAGGCGCTGGAGGCGCTGGGACCGGACTTCGACCCGGGTCTGGCGAAGCTGACGCCGACGATCCTGGACCGGGTGATGAAGAGCGACCCGGCGGCCTACGCGGCGGCGCTCCTGCCACACCTGATGTCCGGGCTGGCGGGATCGCCGATGGTGAGTGACCTGAACCGGATGGTGGACATCCTGCAGGCTCCGCACCTGGACGAGAAGGCCAAACTGCAGCATCTGACCCAGGCGCTGGGGCGGATCGGCCAGTGGTTCGACGCGAACGAGAAGAAGGCCGGCGAGCTGAAGACGCTGCCGGCGGACAAGCAGGCCGGGGAGTTTGAGCAACAACGCACGAAGTTCGAGCAGGAGCAGCAGGCGGCGCACTGGGAGAACAAGATTCTGCCGCCGGTGGCGAGCTACGAGAAGGCCACGCTGGAGGAGCTGTACAAACCCTATGCGAACCGGCTGAAGCTGGACGCGGCGGCCAAGGCGGACCTGTTCGATACGTTCAAGGCCAAGATGAAGGCCGCGGGGCAGGCGGACGCGGCGTACATGAAGCAGATGGCCATCTACCGGAAGCAGAAGAATCCGGATCCGGGGGTGGTGGCGAACTTTGTGAAGTCGGCGATCAAGCGGCACGCCAAGGCGGTGGTGGATGGTGCGGTGACGGCCCGGTACGGCCGCTTCCTGGGCGCGAAGCCCGGAGCCCAGCAGCAGAAGGGCAAGCCGGTGGCCGGGGCGCGAACGCAGCCGACGGTGAACGGCAAGACGCCGACGATCGTGGCGGCGCGGCCCTCACCGGACCAGGTGGACTACAGCAAGACCAGCGAAGAGGACCAGTGGAAGGGAATCTACACGCTGAAGAACGGCAACGTGGTGAAGGTGGTCAAGAGGTGAAGATCTCTTCTAAATATAAATTCCATTTTTTGGTGGAACAGTTTTCTCTGACTGGCGCATCGCCGAAGTCGGGTTCACCACCCGACGCTGATGACATGCGCTGGGCCTCCCGTTCTGGGTTAAGATGAGGTCTACGGCTCGCCGCCGTTGCACCGCCGCACAAGGCTCACCTTCGGGTGGGCCTTTGTGCTGCCATGGAGGTTATCCCCCGCAACTCCTTTCGGATGGGATTGGGTTGCAGCATCGATTTTACAAAGACCGCGAGACACGGCCTTTGGGTTGTAGATCGTCCTTGTGGGCCAGGTCGAGAGAGCTACCTCGTTAAACGCTAAGAACCTTCCCCGCGCAACACCCGAGACAGCAGCGATAGAGACATCGCGAAGGCGCGGCTAATTCACCAGCGGCGGCCTATCTCAGTTTTTCCCGGAAGGGACACCATGGCACCCGTTACTGAACTTGCATATGAGGCCGTCGAACTCGAGGCCTTTGTCGACCAGATCCCTGACTTCCAGGCGCGATTCAACAAGCTGCAGGCGCGCCTGCTGAAGGATGGGAAGAAGGTCCCCATCTCCAACATGACCTCCGCCGGCGGCGTCCAGCGCCAGCCGATGCGGATCCCGTTCCGTGCGCAGGGTGGCGCAGGCATCCAGCAGTTCGGGGCGGACACGTCGAGCACCATTCCAATGTGGCCCCGCGGTACCGGATCCACCACCGATGCGTTCGTGGCAGCTCCCGTACGCATCATCAACACCTGCGAGATCTCGAACCTGACCCAGCAGGCGACCGAAGGCAAGGATCGCGGGCTGGTGAAGGTGAATAAGCAGGAGATGAAGGAGTCTCTGCTCTCGTTCGAGAACGGCATCGAAGGACTGCTGAACGGGGACGGCTCCGGCACCATCGCGGCGATCCCGGCGACGGCCACGGTGAGCTCCAACTCCGGCACCGGCGCCCAGACCAGCTTTATCAGCGGCCTGAACACCGTGGCTGGCTTCAGCGACCAGCAGGTGATCTCGGTGCTGCCCTCGGTGGGTGGTGCGACCCGCGGCACGGCCACGATCAGCTACGTGGATCCGGTGGCGCAGACGCTGTGGTTCTCCACCGTGCTGCCGAGCACTGGCGGCGCGACGGCGACCGGCGATCTGCTGGTGGTGTACGGCGCGACCGGCGCGGCGGGCTCTTCCATTTACGGGAAGAACTACTGGATCGCGAACGGCTCGACCGGAACCATCGCCGGGATCAACAAGGCGCTGTACCCGGGCCGGATCTCGACCCCGACGATCAACCTGAACAGCACCGGTGCGATCACCAACGCGATGAGCCAGCGGATCGAAGCACTGATCAGCCGGGCACGCGGCGACAGCTACGACGAGAACGCGAAAGAGTTCTATTACACCAACCCGGCCCAGGGCGTGGCGCTCTCGAACAACTACTACAACCCCGGCTATACGCGGCTGGACGAGGGTGGCGACACGGTCGTCGACACCGCGAAGAAGTTCATGCAGAAGACCTGGGGCGGCCGTGAGGTGGTGTACTCGAACACCGCCGATCCGACCCGCGTGGACCGCTTCAAGCCGGAAGACTGGCATGTAGGCGAGCTGTTCGCGACCCGTTTGCATGAGTGGACCCCGGGCAACACCATCGCCCCCACCCCGGCGACGACCACCGGCTTCAGCTACTACGACTCGATCACCTTCGGGTACGAGTGCGGCATGCAGCTGGTGTGTGCGGATCCGAAGGGCCAGTTTTACATCCAGGGCGCACCCGTACCGACGATCTAGTTTCGGCGGATACAGGAAGCCATAACCCAAGGCAGCTGGCGGGGAGCGACCCTCCCCGCCGATTTTTCGCAGGAGACAGAGACATGGCTACAACTGTGAAGTTTCGTTGCGTGCTGGACCGCATCCTGGTGGAAGAGGTGCCGGTGGAGGAGAACCGGATCCATCTGCCTGGCCAGGAGAAGGAGCTGGTGCGCCACGGCAGCTACCAGAGGAAGAGTCTGCTGGGCCGCGTGCTGGCGGTGGGCGACGGCGTCCCCATGGGGGGCGTGCTGATGCCGATGCCATACCAGGTGGGTCAGGTGGTGCAGTGCAGCGAGTATGGGCGCAAGTACATCCTGCTGGACCCGGCCGACGAGCTGGGTACGGCCAAGGGCGAGATCCCGAAGCGGTATCTGATCCGGGTGGCCGACACCGACGGCGAGGCCATCCAGGCATGAGGCAGTGTCCTGCGGAGTTTCAGGACGCGTTCACGCGGCAGGGCGGCACCAACCAGTATGGGGAGCCGATCTTCAAACTGGTGTGGGGGCCGGACGAGACCGGGCGGAGCGGCGGCTACTGGGGTAAGGACGGGTTTATCGGGTACCGGGACTTCCAGGTGGCCGGGCCGGATCCGTGCTGGGTGCTGATGATGTGGAAGCCAGCCGAGGTCTTCGGCAGCGACGTGGCCTGGTATTACCACCACACGGACGAGGCGACGGGGCTGCAGGAGCTGGGCGAGTACCCCTACCACGGCCAGTATGTGGTGATCCAGAAGCTGATCCACTACGAGCGGGTGGGCGAGACCATGACCTCCGAGATTCTGGAGGTGAGCAGCTTCCTGATCGACGTGCTGCTGCCGTGCGTGCAGTTCTGGCAGGCGCTGAACGAGGAGGAGAAGCTGACGGCGATCAAGCTGCAGATGGAGCTTGAGGAGAACGAGGTCCTGGACGACATGATGGAGGCGAAGGCGGACTGTGCGCCGGCGTGGCGAGGCCAAACGGCCAGCTATACGAACCAAGGCTGCCGGACGTCGCTGATCGCGAAGAAGGTGGAGGTGATGGAACGGGGGATGCGGGATGCGATGCGAATCGCGGCGAGGATGCCGCGCGGTATGATGCAGCTACAGGACACCTAACCCCCAGGCCTTGCGAGCAGAGTCGGCCGGTACCAGCAGGAGACAATCGCATGGAATATCCCCTTTATGTATCGCATAAGACCGTCGGCGCCGTGAAGATCGCGGAGGTCGACAAAGGCGCGGATGGGTCGCTGACCCTGAGGCTCGAAGGCGGCTTCGAAACCGTCCTTGTTCCGCACCACGAACGCCGCCAGAAGCCGGAGCCCGAGAAGGGCTGGTACCTGGTGCGGTACCAGGACGGCTATGTTTCGTTCTCGCCGCCGCAGGCCTTCGAGGAGGGCTACACGCTGAAGACGGCGCTGGGGTCCATTCAGCACGCGCCGCAGTGGGCGGACGACGCGAAGATCGTCTCCGACGAAAACGGCCAGTTCAAGCTGGTGCATGGCCCCGTGCTGGTGGGCACCTACGACCACTACGAAAATGCGCAGATCGGGCTGCAGGCGGTGCAATCGCTGCTGGCGTCGCAGTCGCCGCCGGTGGCGGAGGAAGCGGTGGTCCAGCAGACGGACCAGCAACCGAGCGTCGGGAATGACGACGGTGAGGACGAGGACGACGGTGAGGACGAGGACGAGGAGGTCCTCGACGCGCAAAACAACCACGGTCAGGGAGGCGATGCGCCTGATCCTGCCGCCACCAACGAGAAGCAGGTTCCGGAGCCGGTAGGTGCGGCGACGGACTAGACCGATAGACCAGAACGGGTATACGCAGAGCCCCACTTCGGTGGGGCTTTCTGCTGCCCATAATAATGCGGATTCTGCCGTGCTTGAGCGTTCAAGGATGGTGGATCCGCAACAACCAAGGAGACAGCATGGCAGTTTTACACGGCTTGGACGATCCGGAAGTACAGCAGAAGATGCAGAAGATGAACGCGGACTGGTGGGATCCGCGGATCGATCGCAACATGATCCGTCCCCCCGAGCGTTATATCCACGTCTTCACGACGTCGCGGCGTTCGTTCGTCATCGACCGCGCCCCACTGTGGGTGAAGCTGCATCTGCGGGGCTGCCCCGAGGGTGAGCGCTATGCCGCGGTCGCGCACATCCCCGACCCGCTGCAGCAGTCGGTGCACAACACCGAGAACGGAAAGCGGAGAGCGGAGGCACATGACGGGATGCGGGTGGCGATCGACCTGATCAACCCGAACAACCCGACCAACAACCCGGACTGGGATCCGTCGCCGGAGATGGCGGCGTTCTTCGGCCTGAGCAAAGGCTGCGACCTGTTCGCGCAGGGGTTGTTTCTCAGCCTGAACGAGACGCCGACCGAGGCGGAGATCGTGAAGGCGGAAGAACGGCGCAACCGTCGTTTCCGCAAGTTGATCGCCCACGCCGACGCGCTCGAGAAGACGAACCGCAAGGAGCTGCAGGAGTTCCTGGCGGGCGAGGACGGCACCGACCTGCGCCTGGCGCTGGACTTCTACCACGAGATCCGGGAGTACCACCGGCCGATGCAGGCCTCGGTGATCTGCCCGAACTGTGGGGAGCAGATCAAGAAGGGTGTCGCGTTCCACAAAAACGATTCGCTTGGCGTGATCTGCGTGCTGGACTGGCAAAAGGCCGTCGCCGCAGGCGTCAAGACCAAGTCCGACGTTCCGGAGGAGTTCCGCTGGTTCGAGGGGGAGACGCCTGCGAAGTCCGCAGCTGCTCCCGCCCCAGTCCCGGCGAAGCCCCGGCGTCGCTAATCTTCGTGACGGTCGGGTGCCCTGGCGTAGCGTGCCATGTCTCCGCGTGATCCCTGGGCGCCGACCGTCCGAAGTAACCACAGGCACAGCAGCACAAGCCTTGCGTCTTAAGGACCTCTCTCTATGACCGTTTCCGCCGTACAGCGTTACCCGAATCTGCAGGGGATGATGGATCTGTTTCGATCCATGATCAACGATGACGGCACGGGTGCGGATGGACCGCAGGGCGGCCTGATCGCGACCAACGAGGCCCCGTTTACGCTGCCGTTCCTGAACGCATCGATCCGCTGGGTCTACCGCAAGCTGCGCAATATCGGCGACCCGGCCCTGATCCTCGACAACTACCTGCTCCTCGGACTCCCTGCGCTAACCGGCCCGGATCCGACGGTGCAGGTGAGCCTGGGTTTCCTGGGTTACTTCGACGGCTACGCGAACCACGCAACGTGGACGCTGCCGGCGGGGGCGATGGGGGTGGACAAGGTGTGGGAGCGGACCAGCGCAACCGGGCTGGACTTCTACCCGCTGCACGAGTCCCCGGACGGGCTGCGGCCGGTGCAGCAGACCAGCCGCATGCGGCACTACGAGTGGCGCGGCAACGCGCTGTGGATGCCGGGTGCGCTGGAGGCGGTGGACCTGCGGATCCGCTGCAAGATCACTCTGCCGGACCTTACCGGCAGCACGCTGGACTTCTCCACCACCTACGTGCCGATCCTGGACGCGCAGGACGCGATCGTGGACCGGATGCTGGTGCTGTACGCCCGGCGGTTCGCCCCGGACCAGGCGGCGATGGCGGACGCGAGCTCGAAGGAGTCGATCGGCGAGCTGCAGCTGGAGACGGTGCGCCAGCAGCAGCGCAAGGAGAACAGCCGGCGCGACTGGGGCGAGGAAGCGGTCGGCAACTTCGCCGGGTGGAACAACGACCTGTAATGACACGTCATGACGTGTTCCGACACAACGCCGGCGAGGAGCTGGCCTAACCGTAACCGAGATCCGAGGAGGATTTTCCCATGGCAAATGCAACCGCAACCCTGACCGTCAACGGCCACCCGAACGGGGTGGACAACACCCAGCGCCAACAGATCCTGTATGGCATCTGCCTTCTGCTGGCGGGTGGCACCTATGTCACGAACGGGATTCCATTGCCGTGGGGCGCGATGCTGTCCGCTACGGGCGGAAGGTTCATCCCGGAGTCGAACGCCTCGCAGCCACAGGCGGCCTACTTTTTCTCTGAAGGCGGCGGGGCGTACCAGTACAACTACGACCAGACCCACAACACGCTGCGCATCATCGCCGCGGGCACAGAGCTGGCGAACGGAGCCGCGATCACCGCCGACACGATCGGTTTTGAAGCGCACTTCGTTCGCGGCTACTAAGGGGACGGATTGAACACGATCACCCCCGCGGTACAGCCGGTTCCGCTCGAGAACTATGGTGGACTGGTGACGCTGGCGCGTCCGGAGAACGTTCCGGAGGGCGCCAGCCCGCGCAACTACGACATGGACTACGTGGTGGGGTCGGCGCAGACGCGCCAACCGCTCGAGAACGTCTACTCGTTCGGCGATTCGAACGTGGGACCCAACGGCCCCAGCTCGGCCCTGAATACGACGATCACCGGGAACCCCTGGCTGAACCCCACCAACATCCTGACCGGCGACGACAGCTACGCGACGGCGACGCCGGGCGCGGGGACCGATGGGCTGGACGTGACGGCGTTCGCCTTCAGTCTGGCGAACACCACCTCGCCGACGGGCTTTGTGGTGGCGCTGAAGGGCTACGCCAACTCGGCCGTGACGGTGCAGCTGCAGCTGCTGCGGGCGGGACAGCCGGTGGGCAACCCCAAGACGCTGACGATGCCGACCACCAACGCGGCGATTTCCTTCGGTGGATCCACGGATTTGTGGGGCACGACGCTGGGGTACGCGGATGTGAATAACGCGGGCTTTGGGGTGCGGATCACGGCGAGCTCGGCCTTTGGCGGGGCGCAGATCCTGCTGGATGACGTGACGATGACGGTGGCGCAGACCGAGGCGGCCACCAACTTCGACTTTATTACGACCTTTGTGGCACAGGACGGGAGCGTGAAGAACCTCTCGCTGGACGCTGACGGCAACTTCTGGGTGGAGGATGTGACCAACAACCCCGGGGTGCTGAACCTGGCCTTCGAAGGGGTCCCGGAGAACAGCTTCGCCAGCGGCGTGAACGGCCCGGATGTGGAGTACCTGGCGTTCAACGACCTGACGGCGGGGTGCGACGTTCCGCGGCAGTACACGCCGAACTGGACCGACCGGATCTCGCAGGTGGGACCGGGGGCAGCGCCGGTGTTCTCGGCGACCTCGGCTGCGGCGACGCTGTACCCGATCACGAACATCACCCAGCCGGTGCAGGCGCAGCACACGTCTGCGTACTTCCTGCAGTCGACCGGGCCGGGCTCAAACGCCGCCGGCAACGTGGTGACGATCTACTACGCCGACTCGACCAACGACGTGGCGAACGCGGACCTGGTCAACGCCTTCAACAGCGGCAACCCGGTGTATCTGTACACGTCCTTCACGGGCGGCCCGGTGACCCAGGGGCCGACGACGGCGCTGGTGACGTCGGTGGGGCTGGGCAGCCCGCCGGGGCAGCCGCGGCAGTTTTACTACTACACCTACGTGGTCCCCACCAGTGCGTACGTCTTTTACGCGGGGAGCGGGCACCCGGGCTATACGGCCACCTTCCAGCGCACGCTGGCGACGATGACGACCTCGGTGCCGGTGCCGCAGCTGACGGTGGGCTCGACGGCGGTGGTGACGGGCAACTCGGTGGCGGCGTACGACGCGAGCTGGCCGATTACCCAGACGCCGAACTCGGGCGCGATGGCGATCACCCAGACCTCGCTGACGGCGGGGGTGGCGACGTACAGCTATGCGGTGCTCTCCGGGGCGAACCCCACCGTGGGCCAGCTGGTGACAATTACCGGGACGCTGAACGCCAACGGGATGCTGAACGTGGTGAACTACGCGATCGCCAGCGTGAGCGGCACCAACATCGGCACCTTCACCATCACGGGATTCTCGGCGGCGGTGGACTACCCGGCAGAAGCGGAGGAGGGGCAGGCAACCACCGCCGGAACGCAGTTCACCTTCGAGCCCGGGCTGCTGACGCTGGGGACCTCGACCAGCCCGATCTACGGGACGGGCACGGGCGGCGACATCACGGTGACGGGAACGGGGCTGTTTCTCTCGGCCGGAACGAAGCAGGGGGTGGTGTTCTTCATCACCCGCAACGGCTACTGGACGGCGCCGAGTGCGCCGGCGACCTTCTCGATCCCGGAGAACTCGACGGGCATCAACGCGTCGCAGATCCCGATCGGGCCGCCGAATGTGATTGCGCGGGGCATCGCGTTCACGGAGTCCGGAGCGAACAACGTGCCGGGCGCGAACTTCTTTACCCTGCCGACGCCGGTGCAGTTCATCGTGAACGGCGTGACCTATACGGCGACGTCGCTGATCCTCAACGACAACACGAGCACCACGGCCAGCTTCTTCTTCCGCGACAGCGAGCTGCTGAACGCGCAGGCGATCGACATCCAGGGCTTCAACCTGTTCAACCTGATCGAGCTGGGCAACCCGGGCTGGATCGTGAAGTACGACTCGCGCAACTTCTACGGGCTGTGCCAGAACAAAATTCAGAACTTCGTCAACCTGAGCTTCGACGGGGGCTACCACCCGGGCAGCCAGCTGGTGCCGCTGGGATGGTCGGTGCCGGATCTGTACGGGCGGCTGCTGGTCTCGCCGGTCTTCGGCAACAGCTACTACATCGGCAACACCAGCGGGGCCACGGCGGCGACGCTGGGGCTGATCAGCCAGACGGCCTACCAGGATGCGTACCAGCAGCCGATTCTGAACCCTAATACGGCGTACAGCCTGCGGGTGACGGCGCGGATCCCATCCGGCATTACGACCGGCAATCTCTGCATCGACCTGGTCTCGAACGGGATCGCGTATGGCAGCTTTACCCTGCCGTTCGCGCAGCTGACGACGACCATGGAGACGACCACGGCGGTGCTGCTGGGCAGCGAGTTTCCGACGCTGCCGGCGAGCCTGCTGCTGCGGGTGTATGCCACCGAGATTGCAAACGGGGCGGATGTGGAGATCGACCGGATCGACGTGTTTCCGACCGAGATCCCGGTGCTGGCGACGACGGTGTTTGGCAGCTACGCGAACCTGCTGGAGAGTGTGGACGCGGTGACCGGACCCGGGCAGTTCATCAGCGAGAATCAGCAGCCGGTGAACGGCGCGGTGGTCATGTACGACACCTTCTACGCGCTGAAGGCGGGCAGCATGTACAGCTGGCAGGCCTCGAAGAACCTGGAACCGGCGCAGTGGGATGAGCCGGAGGTGGCGCAGCGGGCCGGGGCGTGCGGGGTGAACGCGTTCGACTTTGGCGAGCAGTGGATTGTGGAGGCCTGCCGCAACGGGCTCTACCTGTTCGAAGGCGGCCAGCCGGGCAAGATCATGCAGGAGATCTACCAGATCTGGAACGCGATCAACTGGAACGCGGGC